CATTAATAGATAGTAAACAATTAAATCCAAGATTAACGGGTTCATTTACACTTAGTGGTTCATTAAGTGGAACAGATATCATACCTGCATCCGCGATTCAAGGACAACTTGGTATTTTTACACCAACAGGTTCTTATCAATCAACTGTAAATGATGTAAAGGTAACAGGCTCTTTGGATGTCATAACGACTGGTAATCTATCAGGTTCAACAGGAATTATAGGAGCATTAAGAGAGTATCAGGGTAACTACTCATTTGAGTTTGGTACACTATTTGGAGTAGAGGGAACTTGTGCAGATAGTGGTTATATAGGACAGACTGAAATAGTTTTACATGGAGCAGCAAACGGTAAGGTATACCAACAAGAGTCTGGTAATAATTTTGATTCAGCAAATATTTTAAGTATTTACAAAACTCCTTACATTTATATGGATAACCCACAACAAAGAAAATTATACTATGATGCATCTACCTATATGACTGCAGAAGGAGACTTTAATATCTCAGTAGGTGTAAGTTATGATTATGATAACACAGATATACTAATGCCTGATAATACAACTATTGTTAGTAATAATCCTGCAGCTTATTATAATACAGGTACAAATATAGCTACATATGATAGCACAGATATTTATGATGGTAATCCTGCACCAGTAGAAGGTTCAACTTTTTCAGGGTCAGGTAAAGCAATATCATTAACATATGTTACAGATGATACAAATTCAAGCCACAGTATTCAAGGCTTCACAATTACTTATGGATTAGGAGATGTAAGGTAATGGCAGGTTATTCAAGAACTAATACCTCAGATATTCAGTCAGGTGAAACAGTTAAATCTGCTCCATTGAATGCTGAACTTAACGCAGTGCAAACAGCATTTGCTCAAAGTGGTGGACACAAGCACGATGGTAGTACTGAGGGTGCATACATTACATTAATGTCTGACGCAGATAATGACACCAAAATACAATTAGAAGAATCATCTGATGAAGATAAAATTAGATTTGATATTGCAGGTACAGAACAACTTAGAATAGAAAATAATGTAATTCTTCCTGTATCTACAGGTACTGGAACTGTAGATTTAGGTAGTAGTTCTGCAGAGTTTAAAGATGCTTTCTTTGATGGTACAGTAAAAACAGATGTACTTACTGTTGACCAAACATCTACATTTACTGGTGCAGCAACATTTAGTAATATACTTTCTATACCTGATGGTTCAGCTTCTGCTCCTTCTATAACTAATACTGGTGATACAAATGTAGGATTATTTTTTAGTGGCACAGACACAATGGCATTTACAGCAGGTGGTGCATCACAATTTACTATGTCAGATGGTGCTATAACTCCTACAGTTGATGGTGAAATAAACTTAGGTACAACTGGTCTACGTTATGGAACAGGTTTCTTTGATAACTTAACTGTTACAGATAACATAGCTGCAGGGGGTACAATTACATCTACAGACACACTTCAAGCTACTAATAATGCTACTGTAGGTGGTACATTAACTGTAACAGGTGCTACAACATTAAACAGTACAGTTACAGCAACAGGTAAAATAACTGCAGATGCAGGTATTGACATAGACAATATTAACATTGATGGAACTACAATAGCTTTGTCTTCTGGTGCTCTTACATTAGATGCAGCAGGTGACATAGTGCTAGACGCAGATGGTGGTGATGTTACACTAAAAGATGATGGAACTACCTTTGCTACACTAACTAATACATCTGGTAACTTAATAATTAAATCAGGCACAACTACGGCTGTAACTTTTAACAGTGCAAATACAACTCTTGCAGGTACACTTGCTGTAGGAGGAGACCTTGATGTAGGTGACAATAACATAACTGATGTAGGCAATATAGCCTTAGACAGTATTACGGCTGATGGTTCTACAATTACAATTACTGGTAACACAACTTTTGCTGATGGTGCATATGACTTTGATATTGCTTCCCACGACACATCTAATGGACTAAAACTAGGTGGTACACTTGTTACGGCTACGGCAGCAGAACTTAACATTATGGATGGAGTTACTGCAACAGCATCAGAAATTAATGCACTAGATGGAATAACAGCAGTAGTAGGAGAACTTAATGCCTTAGACTTAGGTAGTACTGCAATAGGTACAGCAGTAGCTTCTAAGGCTGTAGTATTAGATAGCAACAAAGACTACACAGGAATTAGAAACTTTACAATTACAGGTGATTTAACTGTA